GCCCAGTTAAATACTTTAGTTCTGAAGGTTTTGTTTGAAGTTTTCATGATGAGGTTATTTAAATTATTAGCATTATACATTAATTATTTCATTACAAATGTATGCTAAACATTAACAACATCCTATTTTTGTATTAATTATTTTTAAAATAATTAGCGCTTAGCATTAATTCACTATCTTTGGATAACCTAAAATATTATTTGAATGGAATTATTGAGAATTAAGGAGCTACTAAAGGAGAAAGATATTACTGGAAAAGATCTTGCAGGAAAAGTTGGAATTCATCCGGTAAATTTTTCAAAAATCATTAATGGAAATTCATTTCCTAAACCTGACCTACTAAAAAGAATAGCAGAAGAACTGGACGTAGATATAAGGGAATTGTTTTATCCTACCAAAGGATTTGGAGAAAGTCCTGAAATAAACGGATTTGTAGAATATAAAAAAGAGACCTTCAAAATAAATAATTATGAAGATCTCACTCAGTTAATGGAAAAAGTAAATAAGGAATGTTAACCTATGTTAACCTCTTGCTTCAAATTCTAATATTCCACGTTCTACTGTTCCCATTCTGTTATCCATACTAGTCATAGTGCTATCTATGTTTTCTAAATAGCGGTTATACCTGGTGTTTGATGCTATTTCGCTAAGGTGTTTAAGGGATTGAGCATTTATATTTAAACTCTGTCTTAAATCTAATCTTACAGCGTTCATGTAACCTGCCAATAAGTCGGCTGTATCTTCTGTTATATTGGTAATAGCCCCTTGCAATCCTGCTCGTTGATCCCTAGTATCACCAAACACATCAAAGCCATTGTTTAAAGCTATATCCCGTGCGTCTGCAAGTTCTTGGTTAAATATATCCGTTAAGTCTTTTGCCTCACTAAAAAACCGTGCGAAATCATCTTGCCAGGTTCCATCACCTCCAGAATCAAAAGAAGCTGCCATTTCCTCCTGTAACTTCCTGAATTGCTCTGAAAATATTTCATCGAAAATAAGTTGTGCCAAAACATCCTGTAATACAGTTGAAATAGTATCTCCCATTGCTACTGCGGCATCTTCCCCAGCTTGAAATGCATCTACTAATGAGTTTCTAAGGTTATCACCTAAACCCCCTGCAAGATCATCTACAACACCCGCAATTTGTTCCCGTGCTTTTTCGATTTGCTCTTGCCAGTCAATAGCATCTTGAACAAGTATTTTTGTAGCATCATTTACAAGGTTTTGTTCTAATAAAGTATTGGCAAGTTCAAGGTTTATAGAGCGTATGCCGTCCTCTGAGGTCATTATTAAATCAGGCCATTCGGTTAAAAGGTCCGTGAAAGTATCTTTTTTCTTTTTACCTGCAAAAATACCTATCAAACCCCCTACTGCTGCTCCTATTACTGTTCCAATAACAGGAACTACAGAACCTATTGCGGCACCCGCTAAGATCGCTGCACCTGCTCCTATCGCTGCTCCTGCTCCTGCACCGGTTAAAACAGAACTTGCATCAACTACATTGTTTTGCCCTGACTTAGCCCGTCCGTCCTGTAATGCATTTAAACTCTCTGAATACCCTGTATTTGCTTTATCTAAGGCTTCAAGTCCTTTCTCTATCTTGTTTATGTAATCCGTTGTAAAAACGTTGTCTGTTGAGCTTTCCTGTGTTCTTACCTGCTCGTTTAAAAGCCTGTTGTATTCTTTTTGTTGCGATATGACTGAGTTGTAATAATCCTCCTCCGCAGCTTTCCTTCTGGATGCTGAACTTATAATGACATCGGCAAGGGTAATAGCTCCACTTATCATAGAGGTAATCGCTTCATCTTTTGAGGCGTTCCCTTTTATCATTTTAAACAAACCTTCCAATTCCCCACCTACATTTTGCAAGCCATCAATTAAGTCTGCCATTCCATCAGCGCCTAAATCCCTAAGACTGCCCGATAATTGACCTAAATTGGCTGATATTTCTGAAATGTGTTTTTGCCAAATAGCCTGATTAGCATCTGATATCTTACCAAGGATTTCTATTTCTTCATCAGATCCTTTTTTAACGGTTTCAAGGCGTTTTTTCCAGTAATCAATATACCCCCTTAAACTCTCAAAGGTCATTTCAGATAAGGCACGGGTTACATCGCTGTATAAATCTTCTTCTTCTGTCAGTCCTTTTTGAGCGGCTTTTAACCGTTCCTCCCACATCTTGATAGGAGCTTCTAAAGCACCCCTATCATCTGCACTAGCCTTATTCCATAAATCCTTTAACCTGTTTAGTTCACGCTCTATGTAATCAATAGAGGTTTGATCTACTTTAAAATCAAACAATACAGGTACTTTCTGAATAGAACTAACCGTGCTTACTTCGCCCCTGTTCAGGTTTAATCCCGCGGCCTCCGCTGCTACTGCAATAGCTTGTTGACGGGCATTGTCTTTTGTTTGCGCGAGTTGGTTTTTTAAGAAATCCCCAAAATTCTCACCCATTTTCATCAGGTCGGCAAACTGAGATTGTGCAGCGTCCTGCCCTATTTGTTTTACTACTGCCTGGTATGCCTCGTATTGTTTCTCACGGTCTTTTAAAGACTTAGCGAATGCTTCCGGGTTTGGATCTCCGGTTGGTCCGTTACCTCCTTTGGTGTTCAGTTGCCTAAAGCGTTCCTGAGCATATTTTTTTATTTCCTCCAGCTCACTATCCAAAAATGGCTTTAGGGATTCTAAATTATCGGTTTGGTTTATTTGTGTGAGTTGGTCAATTATCTTGCCCCTTGCCGTAATAGCATCTTCGATCTCTTTTATTCCGGAACCTGTATAAGTGGTCAAATCGGATGCGCTCATTGCAGCGTTTATCTGCTTTATCGCTTCAATCCTTCCGGCTGTGGTTTTTAGTTCTGATTGTGATAACCTCCTGTTTTTAGAGGTCATATTGTCAACCAATAAGGTTTGGGCTTCCAGTTCGGTATTTAAAAGAGCTTGTTTCCCTACACTTTGAGAAAGAGTGCTAAGGTATTCTGTGGCAAAACCCTTTAAAACGTTTTTGTATTTATCCCCTGAGTTCAATGTCCTGTCAAAAGCACCCTCAACACCTGTAAGCTGTCTTTTTACAGAATTTAGTATTTCATCATCATTCGCCTGATAATCTATTTGAAGTTCAACCCCGTTATCTTTAGCAACTACTTCTAATTCTGCTAAGGATTGTGCGAATTTATCTTTGTAATCATCTATATTTAATTCAATTTGCCCTTGTTCTCCTAAAGCGGCTTTTAAATCTTCCTGCCTCTGTTCAAATTTATAACGCTGTATGTATGCCTCGTTAACCTGATTTAATACGTTTAAAAGATCCTGAGTGCTGGCAGTTTCAGATTTGATACCTCCTATAAAATCAGGGTAATTCTTTAGTATTTCGTTTTTGATCCGGTTGTATTCAGCGCTTCCCTCAGCAACACTTAATAGTTCACCTCTTAATTTTGCAAGTTCAACCCGCTGTTCGTTAAAACTTTTCTTTAACTGTTCGCTATCTTCCAAAGCACCGTTTAAAAAACGTGCAATTCCACTACTTGCCTGTAATACTGAATTACCGATTTCCTCTGTAGTGGCTTTAATCCTATTCCCTAAAATAGCCCACTCATTTTCATTGGAGGCTGCCATCGATTTAAAGGCTTTCTCCGCAGCCCCGGCAGAATGTCCTAATTGTTCCAGGTCTTTTGCTGCGCTCTCGGCATTAGGTCCCGCGATACCAAGGATGGCACTCATAGCCTCCATCCTTCCGGTCAATTTCTTTAGTTCGGTTTGGCTTCCTCCTGCTTTGTCGTAGATGGCTTGGAATGCGTTTTGCAGGGTCATAGATTTAGCTGCACCATCCCCCAATACCTCTGATACCGATTCTATCCCTGAGCGTATTTGGGTCATTGCCTGAGCGGTTGGCACACCTTGTTTTGTTAAGGAGGCAACGGCTGCCAAAAGTTCCTGATAACTAAATCCGGTTGCGGCTGCTAACGGTGCTGCCTGCGATAAGGTCGCTGATAACTGTTCAAAGGTGGTCTTACCAAGTTTAACGGTGGTAAACATCGCATCTGCCACCTTATCGGCTTCCTCAGCGTTTAACTTAAATGCGTTTAGAGTAGTGGTGATCCCATCGGCTGCGGTTTCCGTGGAGGTGACCCCTGCGGTTGCGGCTTTGGATGCTGTTTCCAACAATCGCATTCCGGCTGCACCATCATAACCCGCTGAAACGATTTGATAATATGCCTTGGCTAACTTAGCAGGGCCATCCGGTGAATTTTTGGAAAGTGCGAATACCTCCGCTGAAATGCCCTTGAAATTGTCCTGCGTGGCTTGGGAGATCGTTTCCACTTCCTTCATTGCGGTCTCGAATTCCCGCATCATCTTGAATGCTGAATTTGCAATTGTGGCAAAGGCTGCGGCTGCACCTATGGAAAGTGCAAGGAAAGGATTTATTCCCGCTATGGATTTGCCTAACTGAGAGACGATCCCAACGGCATCTTTAGCGCCTGATTGCAGGCCGCTGTTATCCATTCCCGTTGCGAAATACAAGCTGTTGCTTCCTTTAACTGCCATAAGATTGATTTTGAAGCAATTTACTGTATAGCAAAGGCTTAGAAGCTTGTTTTAGAGCTGGGTATGCGTAGTTACCACGTGGTTTTAAACAAAAAAACCACTCTGTTAAGGAGTGGTTTTTAAAGTATAACGGTTAAGGGTGTTAATAACTAATTCAGGTTAGCTTTTCTAATGTATTCTATTTCACTTTTCAATTCAGCTAACAGTTCTTTTTCTATTTGAAGAGCTTCGGTTTTTTGGTAGGTATCTTTATTAGCCGTGAAATAAATATAACTATCTAAAGGATCTTTTCCAGGATTAATACCTAAACTATTAACCATATCCTGAAAGGCTTTCTTTTTATCTGGTAAGTTTTGGGCGCTTTCTATTTGATCTAAGTGATTAATGATTAAGGCACAATTAAAAAGGTTTTCTTTATATGCAGTCATAATTTAACAGCTTTTTTTAAAATATTCAATTTCTTCTTTACTTGGCTCGTCTACCTCTTCTTTCGGGGCTTGGATTTCATTAAATCTTTTCTCTAAGGCGTCTTGTTTTTCAATTACCTTACCTAATATTTCAGTTAATTCTTTTAGTACTTCTTCCATCTTAATTTTTGTTTTAGGTTAATTTTACTTTGATTAGTGAGTTAATAAATTCAATCATTGAAATTATTTTTTTTCGGTTGTAATTTTCATAAGTTTTTTTATATCATTAAAGATAAGGGCGTAAATAAATCTAAATACTACGAATAAGGTTATATATGCGTAGAGGTTAGTAATTAGTGGGTTGTGGTCGGTATAGGACTACATAATAAAAATATATATAGCTTTATATCAATAGTTTACAATTAAATCACATTTAAATTTGTACGGCTGTTGTATTATTGTTGCTTAACCTCCGTAATTTATCCCTTTAACTGGCTTAGGCTTATTAACTATAAACCCGGTTTGTTTTATCTCAAATATTTCACGCATCATAAATGGATCTAATAAATCAGTACTTTCTCCATTTAGATATTTTTGTTTCATTTCGCTTTTTGGTATTAGGCTTAGCGGCTCTTCATCATTCTTTAGCTTTCTCTTAATTGCTTTACGTTCATCCATCATACGCTGTCTAACTGTTTTCTTATCATTAAACATCTTATTAGAAACTTTAGGAGTTACAAAAACTTCGCTTCTAGATACTCTTTCGCCACTTAAAACAAAGCATTGTGTTTTTAGGTTCCTGAATTTCCTACCATCTTTAGTCTCTATAGCTTTAGATCCATTGTCAAAAGCTACTGAGTTAGGTAAAAAAGCGGTTGTTTCGCTGCCTCCTATAAAAGCTCCTACTCCGTTTGCATCATACGCAATATGCCTGTTTGGCACTCCGTATTTGCTCTTCATTGCCTCTATAGCGTTCAAAACCTCCTTACCTGTAGATTTGTTTATAATATCAATATCTATCAATCTAAAGCCCTCCCAGGCGTAAACAATAAGCTTATCCTTACCACTCATAGCAACATCTACAGTAATATATTTATTACCCGCCTTTACAAAGTCATTATTAAAAATGTCCTTAAACTCATTGTAATTATATACATCTGAAGGGTTAATAGAAACCTTCCAGTTTCCGTCTAATAATTGCAGCTTGGTTTGCTCATCCTGTGCAGCTAGGTTTGCTAAATATTCAGGATTCACACCTAACAGCTTTTTGTTTTCATAAACAGAACCACCAATAAAAGTAATCGACTTTACAAAATGCTTTGCCTCAATACCTGAAGCCTCTACAAGTGGGTTTATAAAATACGCTGCTTTCTCAATGCATTCCACTACAGAATTACCCCATATTATTGATTCACCATCTTTGACAAAGTACCTAACTACTCCTTGTTTTTCAGGAACAGGAAAACCATCTTCACCAATCCACCATTTTATTAATTCATATACCCAACTATCAGGATCAGGGTTACAGGTTGCTCTCATATATGGTTTAACTCCGCAATTTGATCTATTCCGGGAAAGCATATAAAAGAAAGTTTTCTTTGAAAAATGGGTTAATTCATCAAAACCAATAAAAGGAATTTGAGACCCTTGCCAGTTTGTAACATTCTTTTCGTGTTCAAGGTGGGTAAACTTCATTTTTGCACCACTTGGAAAGTTCCATAATAAATCTGTTTGATTTGGTTTGGCTCCTACCATTGGATAAAGCTTGTTACTCTCATCCCATAAACCCCCTTCAGCTTTTATCTGAGTTGTTAGCCTCCTAAATATTACCCCTCCAAAATCTCCATTATTAACGTCTCTTAAAGGATCTAATAAGAGGCTGTAAGTTTTACCAGATCCAGCACTACCTCCTCCTATAACTATATCAGCAAAAGAGGAAAGAGCAAGCTCCTGGTAACCTGGTTGCGGTTCAATTGTTATTATTTCTTCCATTATCTGGCAGTTTTACCAATATGATATTATTTGATTGTTGGTTATTATCTCTTTCATAGCCTCCTAGGTGCTTCATAAGTTTATCTAAAGCTGGCACCCTGTCTTTGTCATTCTCTTCAGCAACCTTTTTAAGCTTACTTATTACCCAGTCTATTGTTATATCATTCCGTTTTTCAGTCCTTTCCTGTAGCTCTTCAATCCTTAGCCTAATCTTATCCTGATTATAGGTTTGCACTGCCTTTACATTAATAGTTTCAGGCTTCATATTTTCAGCATTATAAGCTAGCCTATAGGCTTTCGATTTGCTCCCAGTCTTTATGTACTCCTGGCAGTACTTTTCCTGCTTAGGGGTTAATTTAATAGGGATTATTTTCATTGGTTAGGGTTTTTGTTATTAGTCTATTATATCTTCAGTGCAAAACCTTTATCAGTTGCTTTAAAGTTGTCTCTGATAAAGTAAGGCGGGTTTTTCCATCCTTTAATTTGCTTTGCATTTTTATTGAGATAATCCAAGCCTTTTTTAGGCATCCCTTTAACTAAATATCTATTGTCAATTGATCCCCCGGCTAAGTATTCTTTAAACTTTTTACGGGGTAATAAAACTGCTTCAGATACACAAAAACATTGTGGGTGAAATCCTATAAACTTAAAGTCTTTTGAATACCTACCTATTAGAGAATCGCAAACATCCGGTTCTGGGTGGCTGGGGCTTAGTCTTATATTTTGCCCCATAACAAATGGTAAATCTTTCCTTCTTAAATAGTCATTTTCCCGGTATGCCATATTAACCTCTGTACGGCTCAATCTTAATGCATTTTTATAACTACTCCGGTACACTCCTTGCCCTGGGTGGTATCTTTTAGCTGGTTCACTTAACACTAGCTTTCCCTCTTCATTTCTTACCCTCCTAAACCTTTTATTAGGCTCTTTTAAATACTGCTTTAAATCGCTTGCCATTTCCGGGGCGCTCCTACCATTAACTATTCCACTCTCTAAAAGGATATTTATACTTTCAGAAGTTTCTTTAGTAAGCTTCCAAACTCTCTCACTCAGTCCTAAACCTTTTACTTTACGGTTGATAAAAGCGGCTTCAGCTCCTTTATTTTGGGCTAGCATTTTCTCAACCTCTTCATTAGGTACACCCATATCTTTAATGTACTTTTTAATAAAGTCATCATTACAGGCGTTTGATAAACTGAAACTGTTTTTTATTTGGTTCTCAAGGGTCTTTTCCAGATCTATATTAAATCTTAAAATTGCTGCATCTAACTGCTTTCTTTTATAGTTAGATATTTTTCCGGTATGGTTTCTAAGGATATAACCAAACTCCCTGGTATATTCAGAAAATAGCCTGTCCAAGTGCCATTCCTGAGCATTAATCAGGGAGAAAAGTTTTCTTTCACAGGGGTTACTCATCTTCGCCAAGTGTTAAAGTATCTTCATAAGCTTTTGCCTTTTCTTTTTGTAGCGCTTCCAGTTCCTTTTGTATATCATTTGTGAAAGGGCTTAGTTTTACACCAGATTCTTGACTTAATACTGGTTTACCTCCTGTAGCTTCCATAATAGTTCTTATTTCTTCTGCTAGATCACTTGGAAGGGAAAGATTAAATTGTATATCAAAATCTACCTCTTTAGTTTTTATCGCTGGTTGGGTTGATTTCATTCCAGACTTAACTACATTAATAATCCGTTCTATAACAACCCTGTATTTTCCTTGGTTTCTTTTAGCTTTGTTGATGGCATCTTGCAGCATAAGTAGCAAAGCTCTACCGCTAACAGACCCAATACCTTTCACATTATCAAAGCTTAGATCCGGGGTTTGTGAGATATTAAAAATAAATTCCTTTAAGTATTCAATCTCTAGCTTTATTGAATCTACACCTGTATCACGTTGTAAAAATTCTGCGTCTGCCTGCACTATATGTCCATTCTTTTCAGCATAACCTAACAACAAAGACTTTCCATCCTCTTCTACTTCTATTAATGCTTCATCTTCACCTGCTTCATTTTTAACCGTTCCTCCTTTTAGTTTAAGTATTGGAAAAGCAAAATAATTGTTTGATCCTGCTAACTTAGAAATAATTATTTCTACTCTATCAATCATTTCTTTAACATCCCACCATTCCGGCTCTGGTTGTTCTAAGAATACAACCGGGATAACATCAAAGCCATGTGAATCAGAATCAACAAAATTATATTCACCGTCGCCTTCATACTTATAAAGGCTTTCTTCATCAAAGACCCATAAATAATTAATATCATCAATTTTAAATTCCCAGAAAAAAGCTTTTAGATCCCCATAAGGATCAAAGTAAGGCGTGTAAATTCCGTTATCTGAATTAAAACAACGGGTTTTTATTTCTTCATTTTCCAAGTAAAATATAAATACTCCCATTGTAGAACTCATAACTGCCTCAGAAAAATCCAGTAATTTACTGTTAATCCTGTTTGCTTTTAACGTCCTTAAAATTTCCGATCCCGCTTTATCCTTTGGATTGGTTGGAGTAATTGAAGGGGCTTCGCCAAACAAAAAACTCGAGGCCGTATTTACAATTTTCTTTTGGAAATTAACTACCAGCCTTTCAGCTTCAACAATTTTATGTTTTCCTTGGTTATAGTCTTTTCTATTTCCTACCTGTAACTTTCTTAACTTCCTGTCTCCTTTAAATTCCTTTGCATATTCTGCAACCTCTTTTCTTTGGTGGTTCTTTAAGAATTCCGTTACCTCTTCTTTGTTTGTTAAATCAATATTCAATGTGTTCATCTTGTTGGGTCTTATTAATTATGGTTAGTTATTGGTTGTTAATTCAAGGCGTTTCTCATATCGTTCCATTCTCTTTTGTTCAAATTCCTTTCTTTTTTCATGGCGTTCAAGCGCCCCTTTAATCATGTTAGGGGTAACACTATACTTTTCATTTTTTAGAGTTAGAAAGTGGTGTGCTATACTACCAATTTCTTTAATTGGGAAATTAGCGACTTCTAAATCAGCTCTAAGAGCTTCAAAAGATTTTATAAACTGGTTAAGTTTCTCATATAACCTATGTTCTGACTCAGTATCTAAATAAATACGGCCTTTGTCCTCTAAAATGTTTTCCTGGTCTTCACCTGAGATAAAAAACAACTCATTTTCATAGGTAATTTTGTCAAGTGGTAAAATGTAGTTTATTTCATTCCACATTCTTTTGGGTATGTAATTTTTAAGGCTTCCTACTGCATCTTTAAAGGCTTGGAATATACCCCGGCTGCCATTCATCATATTTTCCTGTATAACAGTTGACGTTACACCAGCCTTTTTTAATTGGGCTTTCATTTTCGACTCAAATTCCACCTCTATATTCCGGGTTCCTGTTATAACAACTTCTTTTAAGTTGGCATCTGTAAAAGATTCCAGATCTAATTTTTCAAAGGTTACCCTTACCTTTTCCAGGAGTGGTTTGTAAGACTTTAGATCACGGCTTAATACTGGTAATAAGCTTTCGTTTTCTTCAATTAAGGTTCTTTTTTTCATTGTGTTAAGTGTTAATTATTAAAATTGGGTTTCTAGTTGGTTTTGCTTTAAAAAAAGGTCGGCTAAATCAAAGCCTAGTTTGTTTTCCGGCTTCTCTAAAAAGTCACTAACAGATATATTAAAACCGTTTGCTCTTAGTGCTTCTGCTTTGTTGTTCCAGAATTCGAATTCTCCATTGTCAGGATATAGTACAACCTGTCTTTTTTTGATAGGTTTTAAAAGATCCTGTTTTAGGTTTTGTTTGTTTCCAGTAGCTAACCATAGGAATTGGGGCAAAAAAATACTCATTATGACCGCTGTCTTTTCACTTTCAACAATTGCTATTGTACTGTCATAATCTTCACTTACTAGGTGTAAGCCAAACAAGCACTGGTTAAGGGTAAATCCCTCCTCTTTCCGGGCTTTATGTACCCAATTAATATGATTATAAGGCTCCTTAACCCTTTTGCTATTAGAGGCGTTATAAAGCATTATTTTACCACCTCTTATACGTTCTTTTTGGTCTATTTGCCAGAAGACCGTAGAATTAGGCCAAGGATTGTTTATCCCTGTGATAAGATATTTTTGCATTGCCTGAAAAACCTCTTCAGCTGTGAATTGGGTTTTAAGGAATTCCAGTAAATTATCATTAACGGGATTATCATAATACATTTCGTTTAATAGCTCTAAGCTGTGAAAAGTTGGTTCTTTTGGTGGTTCTACTGAAGGGATAGGGGTATTTACTAAACCTCCTGAGTTAATGATCTTTGAAGGGCACCCGGTAAAGAGAAAGTCGTTGGTTTGTAAAAACCATTCTGGTAACCAGCATCTGTTTTTCTCAATATCTAATATTTGAGATTTTGGAATAAAGTGTATTACTCCATTCTCATCAACTCCTTTATAAGCTTTGTTAGATATACTCTCTAAGGAAAGAAAGTTTATTAAATAGGCTGTTTTTCCCTTTTCTGGGGCTTTGTGATAACTGCATTTACTTTCCCTATCACATCTCCCTAAATCCTCCGTTAGATAGTTTCCGGTTTCATTATTCACGTATTTTACAAATGTTTTCTTTTGGCAGTTTGGGCAATTATATTTTTTACTGCTTTTATCTAAGGTGTATCTAAAATTCTCCATTTTGTATCTCCTCCTCTGTATTTATAGTTACATAAGCAACCCAGCTTTTACTAGTTCTTTTTACGTGAATTTTATGATGTCTTAACCGCTTTATGAAGTTTGATTTTTTCACAGGTGGGACCCCGTCTTCTATACAGAAAAATTTATATTGATTGTACATTTCCTGTATATAAGAGAAGCCGTCTATTGATATTTGATAATTGTTTTCATCAATAAACATTTTTACGCTATCACTATCCTTTTCATAGTTCTTTCTGGCGTTTTCAATAGCTTTACACCGGGTAAAATTCTTTTGTTTCAAGATCCTGTCTAGTCCTGCTAGAATCCAGTTAAAAACCCCTGAAAGCTCTTGGTCTATTATCTTCTTTGAAAGTTCCTTATCCTGCTTTTCTTCTGGTATTGTAATATCAAAATCAATTATTAAAAACCTTCTAAAAAAAGCGTCTGTATGTTCTACATCTCTAGGTAATTCATTACAGTTAAAAATTAGCTTGGCATATTCAGTTAATACAAAAGGATCGCCATAAGGAAGCCTAGCTGATATCGGTTCTCCTGAAGCCATTTGTTTAAATACATCAGCTTCAAGTTTGCCATTTATCTCACTGGCATAGTTCACCAGCTTGTTTGCTATTTTAGCCCTGTAATATCCATTCTCATTGGTGAGGCTCTGTAAAGAATAATTACTAACATTCTCAGTTCCAAGTAAGGCGTTTATAATCTCAAAGAATACACTTTTACCATTTGCCCCGGTTCCAAAAAGAATAAGCATCTTTTCAAGTTTTAGAAATGAAGGCTTAATAAAGATGTAACCACAATATTCAGCTAATACCTTTTGTTTTTCCTTATCCGGTAAAACTTCATCTAAGTACTTTTGAAATTTTGGAGCCGTATCTTCAGGTTCATATTCAAATGGTAATTGGTGTGTGATAAAATCATTCTGCCTAAACTCCCTTAATTCCCTTTTTTGTGAAGTAATATCAAAGGTCCCGTTCTGAAGATTTATTAGAATAGAATCTTTTTTACTCTTTGGAGTTGGTAGGTAAGCATCTGCCATAAATTGTTTAAAAAGATCTTCTTTAAAGGTGTGTATTTTACCTTTGAACTTTTCAACTCCCATTTTTAAGGCTACATTTCCTAAAAAGAATTGAAACCTTTCCTTGTCTATTTCACTCCAATAGCATCCATTATACAGGTATATAAAGCCATTCTTTTTACATAAGCCCCATTTATTTGCTTCCGCTATTCTAAGGAGTTGCTCAACACATAATATTAAATAATGGTTCTTGGTAAGGGTAAAGCTTTTAAGCTGCTTTTTAAGAGCTTGGAATTGTTCATACTCCTTTTTATTATCTTTATTCAGGCTTCCATCTGGTAAGAAAACAAAGGGCTTAACATCTTCCAGGGCTTTACGCACTTCAGTAATCTTAGGAAAGGCTAATACTTCAAAATCAATAGTCTTTATACTGTCGCTAAGCTTCTGTAAAACACTATTTGGAGTTATAACGGTTAGGGTTGATTTATTGGCAGAATGTTCTATAAGGTCTTTCTCTACCATACTTTTTAAAGTGGCTATTTCCATTAAGTAAGATTTGTGGGGTTAATTAGTTGGTCAATCTGTAAAGGCTGGTAGTAGCTTAGGAAGTAGGGTGCAGGCTTGTTAGTTTCCTGGCAGTTATAAAATCCTATCATTTCTATTTTACCTTGTTTCCTTAGCTTTATAAATGCTTTACTAAGAAGATTAAAGGAAATATGCCCGCACCTCTTTAGTATCATGCCTGTAGAAAGGGGCTTTATGGCTAGGATTTTTAAAAGGTGTTTCGGGGCTTGGTAGGTTTGTTTTAACTGGGGGGTAGCTTTCATTTATAGCGTTTTAGTTAGTGCTTAAATGAGAAACTTTGCTAAAAAATGCTTATATTTACCGTGCGAACAGAAAATAAAACATTTTATAAAGCTTTGTTTCTCAGTGAGATTCAAAGCTTTATTTTTTCAGTTCAATAAGGGAATTTAAAAGCTGACTTTTCTTATAGTATCTTCTACTTCCAAGACCAAAAGCCTTAACCCGTCCTTTATTGGTCCAATCCCATAAAGTGCTAGAATTGATTCTAAGAAAATTACAAGCCTCTTCCCTTGTGAGTAGTGCCTCATCTTCTTTTGGTTCGTGAAGATCCTTTTTAAAGTCTGGAATCTTGTTTATAACGCTTTGGGCTACAAGATCTGCAAACTGTTTAAGTAGTGGTTCAAATTGGTTTTCGCTCATTTTGTGGTATCTGTTTGATTACAGTTACAAAAGAGCAACTTAGAAGAGTTGTGAAAAAAGAGGTAAAAAAGGTGTTTAGGTGTTTTTAAGGTGTTTATACTCGTTTCCGTAGTTTTTCTCGAAATAATCCCTTAAACGCTCAATAACCACCTTCTCTTTTTCTGAATAATTTTGTGAGGGATCTTGCTTATTAATTTTAAATTCAAAATTCTTATATACAAAATCAATATAATCTTCCCTATATCCGTTAAATTTATATTCTGGTAATTCGTGGTAGCTTAAAAACTTCCATACGTTCATAAACCTAATTTGCTTTCCGTGTTCCTTTTGGTTTATATACTCATTATATAAGTATCTGAAAAATTCAAATCCGAATTTATGAAACAGTGTAGGGTTATACTTCATTAAATCATCTTCAGTCTCTTCAATTTTACCGGGTGCCTTAGATTGATTCAGGAAGCTTAAAAATACGTTTGCCCGGCTTATTGTTTTAAGATCCCTTTTTTCAAAATTTGTACTTTCCTTATGTATATAAATAAGATGTTCAACCTGGTTAAATAATTCACTCGTAAATAGGTTGTGGTTTTCCGGTGTGTCTTCTAAATCCTTAGCTTCAAATTCCCGGTTATAAATTTCCTGAAAATCTTTTTCAGTTTCAGCTTTCCGGGTTTGGTTTTCTAATACAAAATCATCCTTTCTCACAACGTTAAAGGTTTCGCCATTTTCATTAGTGTAAAATAATTTCCCTTCTACCTCGTGTTTAACTGGCTCCGGGTTTGCCTTATAGAATGTTTCTAAAAAACCCTCGCCTTTTTCATTATAATAAAATGCCTCCTTTTCTATATGGTCCGGTGCTTTGACTTTCAAAAAGTCTGCTAAGGCGTATATAGGCTGCATTTCCTTCATTGCTTTCTCGAAAAAATCCATAATCAGTATTTATTAAATTTAATTATTTGTGCAGGAAATGCACCAAATGCACCCTGAAAAAAAACTTTTTTTTTGTTCAATCAAAATATTTTGAGGCGTCAATTGCTTTCTCTTCGTCTCCTTTTACAAGGTATGCAATAAAATTATGCTCCGTTGTATGGCCTGTAATAGTCTTTAAATGAGATATAGGTACTTCACCATAATAATTAGTTGCGAAGCTCCTGCGGCCAATATGGCTGGTTATTAATTTCCACTTCTCATAATGTTTTGTTTGGTGCCTATACTGTTTTTCTGAAACCTTTACTTTTAAACTTCCTAGCACCTCCTCTTTTATACCTGCTCTTCTGCATACGGTTTTGATATGCTTATTGTATTTCTGGTCGGGTTGTAGTTTTGGAAAGTCTCCGTTTCTTATTTCTAGTACATCTCTTACTTCTTTCAGTAAAGGGATAGTCATAACCTTACCTGTTTTTATTTGCTTAAAATCAATAAGGTATTTTTCACCGGCCTTTCTAATCATTTCCTTTTTAAACCTCATAAAATCTGAAATACGTTGACCACTATAACAGGATATAATTAACCAGTCTCTAGCATTTTGAAGATGTGGCTCTTTAAATTTCTTTTTCCTTATTTTGTCAAGCTCTTCATGTGTTAAATGAATTTTGTGAGATTCTTTGGTTTTAGTCTTTATGCTGTCTAATTGTCTACTAGTTTCCACTCCTTGACTGTATGCGTGCCTAGAAACTGTTTTAGAAAATTTAATAGCCCTAGCAATAGTATTGTAAGCATAACCCATCTCTAAACAATAGCTTTCAAACTCATTTTTAAAATCTAGGTTTATATCTTTCATTAATAAGGTTTTATTTCTATTATCCTGAAACCTTACCAGCATCTGCTTTATAACATTTGACTTTTTATAAGTTCCAAGGCTAACATGTGCCTTTTGCCCTTCTATATAATAGTCCAGGTATTCATTTAAAGCTTCAGGTTTATTATTATTATTATCTTTAGTTGGATTGTAGTATTTATTAATTTGATTCTGAAGCCATTTTTTATTTATTGTATCAGGTTTAGTAGAATTGAACATGTTTAGAATATAACCTTCTAATTTATTCAGTTCTGAATTTATTTCAGATTGTTTTTCTTTTAGTAGTTGGATCTTGTTAAGCTCCTCTATATCATTTGTTCTTTTAAACCGGGTTAATAAGTGTTCTTTGATCCAATAAATTTTGGTAACCTCAATTTGTGTTTTACCTCCTATAACAAAATCTTTATAACCTTTATTATAAGTATCAGAATTAATCCTATATAACAGCCTAAGATTTAAATATGCTTTTGGTTTAGTAGAACGGTAAAGGAAATTAACACTAGCCATTAATAATAGTTTTAAAGTCATACAAATATAGTTAATTTGTACGATAGTTGTACGGTTGATTTGGAATAAATCCAAACTTACCAAAACTTAGACAATATTAAAAAGTAAATTAAACCCCTGTATTATTGGGCTTATCAGGAAATTACTAGTATTATCAAGGGTTAATAAAATATGCGTCTTTGTTATGAGGTGGTACAAGTGGGACCACATAGTCAATCCGCAAGCAACTGATACAAAGGTTCTTGGGATTATTTTATACTTTTGTACTGCCAAATGTGTGGCGCATAGTTAGCGAATTCCAAATTTATTTTCTTCTTCTCTT